GAAATATTAACCCAAGAACTAACGGTAGACGAAGTTCAACCCATCGTTAATGGCGAGACAATCGAGTCAGAAGTTAACAGCGAGCCGGTAGAAGAGGTAAGCGAATTAGATCAATTGATTGCAAAAAGAATGGGTAATTTTACAGTAGCCCTTTCACTAAGCGACCTAAAATATCTTAGAAACAAATTAAACGATGTTACTTGGACAGGTCCAAATGAAGCATATCTTCAAATAATGGCAGTTGTTGCAATAAACAACGAAATTAGAAATATCGTTGACCTCAAAGATGCGAGTAACCGTCACAATATTTCTTTTCCTTCAACTACAATTGAATCCATTAATTTCTTCCTAAGTAGAGTTTCTGGAAAAGGAGAAGAGGGTGCACATAGACTCTTTGCAATATCTATGTTGCTCAGACCGGTAATGGAAGAGATAAAAAATATAGATGCTACAATCACAGCTGCTAGAAATTCTGAGGATTCTTAAAAAAAATGAGAATTAAAAGAATAAATAATAAAAAAATTCAAGAGAAATGACAAGAGTAAAAAATTTCCAAGGTTTCATGATAAGCAGACTTAACGAGCAATCTGAAGACGGCTATCTGACTGATCCGACTGATCCGTATATTGAAGATGTTGACGGATTCGGCACACCCCCAGAATACGGCATGTATGGAGCAAATCCAGAAGACGAAGAGGCACCAAAAGAAGGTGAAGAAGACGAAGACGGCGAAGAGGAAGAAGAGGTAACTTTAGAAAGCCTTAAAGCAATGATTGAGGATCTTACTGAAAGAGTTGAAAAACTTGAAGGTGGAGGAGAAGAAGAGGGCGAAGAAGGTGAAGAGGGCGAAGAAGGTGAAGAAGGTGAAGAAGCGCCAGCTGAACCTGCTCCTGCAAAATAAGAAATACTCTTGGATTTATTAATATAATAAAAGCGGATTAACTAATCCGCTTTTTCTTTTTTAGATAAATAACATAGATGGCAGCTAGACCCTTTGCATATAAACCCTTTTCATATAATCCCTTGCTAACAGCACCTACCGGAACTATAAATATAGACACATTATGTATTGGAGTATCACCTTTAGAATATAGTGCTAACCCTGGTGGATTAACCTGGTGGATGGGTCCGGACGAAGATAATTCTTATGTGATAGCTAAGGATGTATCGACTACAAATTTTCCGACTCCAGTAGGTGATGTAGGCAATGTACAATTTTGGAGATCTACTAATACAGATGAAGCATTTCGTAGTTTAGTACAAACAATAAGTGGAACTTCTCAAGCATCTGCGACTGCAGCTAGTGAATGGTTATTAACAAATGGATATTGGACTAACTACGATGCACAAGCATTTATTAGTGCTGCTGTTATTGTCAATGCAACAGAAAAAACAGCTATTGATACTTTAGTAAACGGGCTTAAAGCAGATAGTTTATGGGAAAAAATGTTAGCAATTTACCCGTTTGTTGGCAGTTCGGGGGCAACTTGTAAATATAATTTAAAGAATCCTTTAGATACTGATGCAGCATTTAGATTAAATTTTCAAGGAGGTTGGACTTTTTCAGCTAACGGAGCAACACCAAACGGGACAACGGCATACGCAAATACTTATTTTATACCATCTAATAATTGGTTCGGCGGTAGTAGTTCGATATCGGCTTATTCAAGGACAAATAATGTTGAGACAGGAAACGTATGGGGAACAAGAGCAGGGGCTTCATCAACACTTTTTTCTTGTACTTTAAATTCAACAGGAAATCTTACCGCTTGTTATCACAACACAAATGCTTCTACATCTCTTGCTGGAACAACAAGTGCAGTTAATATTATTTCAAGTAGGATAAGTACATCAGCGCAAATACAAGGAATAAATGGAACTAATCAATCTAACGCATCCAATGAAAGTGCATCATTTTCATCTAACCCTATTTATTTGTCAGCAATTAATTTCTCAGGTACTGCTTCGAGTTATTCAACAAGAGAATTAGCGTTTGCTCACATTGGAACAGGTTTAACACAAGCACAATGTACTTCGCTTTACAATAGAATACAAACATTTCAAACAACTTTAAATAGACAGGTATGATAGAAGTAGGAATTTTAACAGAAGAACAAAAAGACTTGTTAGTAGGTCAAGAATTTATGGTTGATGTATATTTTAACCCTGTTCAGGATATCAATGATAATTGGTTTATCTCAGTCGAGGAAATGGACCAATGTGTTAATGAAAATTTTATGTGGGTTAAAGATCTAGAATTAATCGATTATCAACCAAAATTATTATAAAGTATATGGCAACAACAAGACAATTTGCATATAATCCAACACAAGCAACAATTGCAGGAACTACGAAAAAACCATTCTAAAAAATAAACCAAATGAGCCACTATTTTTCAAATAGAATAAATATCCCACTATTCGAATCGTACTGTAGAAAGAATGATGTAGACGGTGTAGAGATCGAAGTGACGATTGGAGAAACGTCTTTAAAACTTAAGGTTGCAAGCACACCGGAAAGTCAAGCACAGGGTTATATGAATGCTGATTCTGAACCAACAGACGGTCAAGGCATCCTGTTTGTTTACGATACTGATCAACCGCTCGGCTTCTGGATGAAAGACGTTAGGTTTCCCTTAGACGTGATCTTTTTTGATTCTTCCATGAACTATTTAGGCCACGAAACAATGGAGCCTGGAGAAGGCGTGACTGATCGTGAACAAAAGATCTATTCTAGTAAAAAGCCTGCACGATTTGCAGTAGAGGTTCCTGCCGGCTGGTGCAACAAAAATATCAACGGTCACTGTAAACTTTCCTTTTAATTTAGTATTCTAACTAAAAGGAAACACCATGCACCACACTGAAGATTTTAGGGAACTTAGAGAGTTTGTAAACGAGATGAACTCGTCTAATTCAACTAATCATAAAGTAGAAGTTCTCATCAAGTATAAATATCATGACTTCATTAAGAGGATCCTATTCTATACCTATCACCCATACTGGAATTTTGGGGTAACTTCAGCGAATCTTAAAAAACGTGAAGACCTTATTGCACCTACCGAAATATATGATGACTTTTTCGTGATGCTTGATGATTTCAATGAACGTCATATGACTGGCCATGCGGCAATTGAAGCCATGAATCGTTTTATTAAGGATTACGAAGCGTGGTCTGACCTTATTTATCAAATAATTGATCGTAATCTTGAGACTAGAGCTACTGTTACCTTAATCAATCGAGTCAATCCCAAATTTATTCCAACCTTTGATGTTGCACTAGCGCATGATGCAGCTAAAGTAAAAGGTGTTGATATTTTTGACGGCACATGGTTTGTCTCCAGAAAATTAGATGGAGTTAGATGTATCTGCTTTGTTCACGGCGACGATGTAAGATTCTTTTCACGTAATGGAAAAGAGTTTCTAACCCTAGGCCGAGTAGCAGAGGAAATTAGACGTTTAGGGATCACCGACTTAGTTTTAGATGGTGAACTATGTCTCATGAATGAAGATGGCTCAGATGACTTCCAGGGAATCCTGAAACAGATACAACGTAAGGATCATACGATAGATAACCCAAGATACCAGATTTTTGATATATTACTAGCTGGTGAATTTGCAGGAGACGATGCATCTCCGCTATTTTCTACCCGACTCGACAGTAGAGAACACCTATTGGGCGACTTAGGCTCATCCACTATTTTGGAGATGCTACCTCAAGTCAGAATTAACGATGAAGATGCTCTTGAAGAATTAAAGGCTCAATCTAAAGATTCAAACTGGGAAGGGTTAATTGCTAGAAGGGATACTAATTATTCTTCAGGTCGATCTAAACACATGCTTAAAATCAAAGAGTTTTTTGATGATGAATATGTGGTTACTGGCGTGATTATGGGACCACAACGAGTAATCGTTAATGGTAAAGAGGTAGGGGAAGATATGTTAAGTGCAGTAACGATCGAACACAAAGGATCACAGGTTCAAGTCGGAAGCGGTTTTACTATCGATCAACGTCGACACTATTATAGAAATATTGGAGAGATTATGGGTGCAACCATTACTGTTCAATACTTTGAGTCTACGACTGACCAGCATGGAAATCATTCGCTACGTTTTCCAGTCTTCAAGGTAAACCATGGAGCCGCTCGGGAAGTGTAAAGAGTCGCTTATAACTAGATAAATAACAGCAGATACTAAACTTTCTGAAGAAAATTAGTACTATATAAAAAAA